ATGCTTGTCGCAACGTCGCTGTGCATCTTGATTGTAAATTGATAAATGCCCTCCACTGGAACTGTGTAGCTACTCTCTGCTGTGTCATATTTGGTTGCGTCTGGTACGCAAAATGACGAAAAGTTAAACGGCGCGACTGTCCCTTCGCTGAAGGTGTAGGTTCCGACCACGTTGCTTTCTGCTTTAAAGGCCACTACTGATGTATTTTCAAGAGTCGTAATCCGGTTATTAAGAGACAACATCGCTATATATAATCTATGTGTATATTTTTAAGTTAAAAATAAATCTCGTGTATTATTATATGTATAGTTTTGGTTTATATAGCCGGGTCGCTTCATTACAGAGAAGAAGTAATTTCAACGACGCAAAGGTAGTATTTTGCTCTACTGCGGAGGCAGAGGGCCTTCTTGTTGCGAATATTTATCCGTTCAGCTACGGATCAGGCTCGGTGTCTGCGGACCCATTTGGGTTGCCTATTTTCTTTGCCCATCGGATCATTGGATATTCGCTGGTCGCTGAAAGCACAGACGAAGCTCCTCATGTCGAGTTCGAGCTTCAGCACCTCGCTGAAGGAGAGCTGATTCCTGTGGCAATCGACACTTTTCAAACCGGAGGTGTCAAGCACTTCAACAAAAAACTTAATAGCGCGACTTACCAAGCTGGGCAAATATGCCTTAAAGTAGTTTCGTGCAGTGGCCTGTCTGACCAGTTCGGGAAATATAGGATTGCGTTGTACCTTCAATCCGATGAGATGTTTTAAAAGGCGACCGACCTTATCAATCCTGCTTAATATAGTTGTTTAAAGCTGTGGACATGCTCGTTCCCATTTCTGCTGCGTCGTGCTTCAAATCTGAAACGACATCGGAGTATTTATCTGTTAGATATATGTTTCTAAGCATCGAGGACGACACTTTCTTACCGAATATTTTCTGAAGTGTTTTCGTCATTTTATCCGACGAAAACTCGGTGCCATCTGCCGAGATAATAAAGGAAATGTTAAATGTTTTATTTTTTAATTTATGAACAAGTGGGTGAGACCGGAGATACAACATAACTACTTTCATGAGGTCGTCTGGAATATCAATACTCACGGACTTGTAAGTTCCGGCCGTTTTATAGCGATTAAATATGAATTGACGATTCGGGAGGTCAATGTAATTAAAGTCAGTGCTATCTGTTTTATTGCTTACACGCATCAAAGTGTAATCAATATTCCTGCGAGGGGGCGCCATCGTATAAAGGGAAATTAACAAATAATGTAGGAGCTTATCGTACTCTGCTTTTGTGGTTGATTTTTTGTTGAAATTAACTTCTTTTTTCAGACCACTTTGGATCTCGGTAACTTGGTCTTTTGTAATCCAGTTTTCTGCTTGCGCCTTGCTTTTGGTAACGTTTACACTGAGTTTGCTATTTGCCTGCTTGAGAAGTGAGTAATAAGCATCGTAGAGAGGTGCCTCGTCGGAGTTTTTTAGAACTGTGCAAATCGCAATGATGTAACTCTTCTGTGTGTTTGGGCTAAGGTGGTTAATCTTTGCAAGAACAAACTTGGGCGAGGTTAGAAAATCAAAGGATTCAATTTCCTTGTTATCATTAAGTTTTTGAAGGTTGCGGGTGTAAAGCTTTTTGCTTGATTCGCTAATCGACTTCTCGCGTTTGTTGAAAATCAAATCAAGAAAACTCATTATATAATATACATATAGATTTTTTTATATGTATTTTATTTGGATTATTAATTTAGTTTGTGTTTATAAACGTTTGGAAGGTGGCATCATCGGCATAGCAACATTTTCGGCGCCCATTCATTGTAAATACAAAAATGTTGCTTGTGCGTTCATATTTACCTTTTGACTTCATGAAATAGCGCGTGAATTTTTTAAGCTGGTGTGTTTGTTCTTTGTCAAGCATATTTCTTAATATAGATAAACACTATTCTTTTAAGTATTTTTCAGTTTAATTGCTTAATTTAGTAGAGTCGGCTTAGGATCGGTTTGGCTCCTCCCGAAATTCCACCTCCGCTGTAGCCACCGCCACTGTAGCCAGTTCCGCCGACGCCAATTCTTCGCTTCATCACTGAACCGAGGCGCGAACCACCGACAAGGCGGTCGTAGTCGCCAGTTGTCATCTTTACATCTCCAGCCTTCGCGCTGAGCACCGCCTCCTTGGTCAACATACCAGTGAAAATCTGTGAAGACCCAGCGACAGTGCTAAAAACTCCGCTGTTCACAGCAATGATGACAATCTCAGGCTGAACTGCGTATTCGAACTGATTGCGGACGTTGATTTCCAACATGAGCTGGAACTGCCCGAGAGATGACGCACTGAGATACGGAGGGAGGCTAAACTGGGCGGCGGGGTCAAGAACCAAAACACTACCGAGCCCGGCTTTCGTGAAACTCTCGCCAGCGGAGGCGGGGTCTGTGCTTTGTACTGCGCCGCCAAACTCCAACCAAGTCTGTCCAGACCCGTTGACATAAGAAATCTTGCTGTAGAGGTCCGCGGCTGTCGCACTGGCAAGTAGTCCAGAAGCGTTGTTGAACGTGACGGAAACTTTCTCAATCGCGAGAAATGCGTTAGCCTGAGCCCAGTTCTGCCCGCTCATTTGGTTGCGAACGCAGACAATCAGTTTATCAGGAATCATAGACAACTGAAGGGATTGCGACACAAGAGGCACTTTTCCTTGGGGAGGTATCACGGAGCCGTTGTTTGCGGAACTCAAATACCTGGGGTAGGTGATGTATGGAACAACATTTTTAGGCGAAGCGAGCTTTGCCATTTGCTCAGGCGACATCGACAGGTAGTTAAAAAGTAGTTGGGTGTTTTGAAGACCCAGCTTGCTATTCGGCGCTTGCAGTTGGATGTTCGTGATATACTTTGCGCTGATGGCGCTGGTTGTGGTATCAATTTGGGTGTTAGCAGTAGAGAAAACGCGCTTGCATGCCGAATCGATATTAATTACGAACGCCATGTTGTTGATTCCCATAAGGCCAGCACGCTCGTGGTCTGGGGTGACGTTTAGCCACGGCGAAAGAGCAAGGAACGGCTCAGTGACAGTTGTCTTGAGGTAAAAAGTCCATGTGTTAGCAGTGGAACCCGCAATAGCAAGTAGCGAGTCATCTGACTGAGCATCATCATTCTCATCAAGATAGTTGTGCACAACGTTGCTAATTACAACTGGGTGAGCTCCGCGACCAGTCATGTTCTTGTCCTGGCCTTGGGAGTTTCCGCCAGACAGCACGTTTGCCGAACCCCCGGTGGCGTCCTTGAACATTCCAAATGTATTGTCGATGGTTGCTGGGCAAGTCGAGTTGAAGCGGTTTATTTCACGCTTGTCATACATCGCAAGTAAAGGAGCCATGATGTCTTGGGTATTTTCCGACACAGATGCGTTGTTAATTGTGCATTGTGTAGTGAGGAAAAGCGAATTTAATGGGTACGCCTGAAGGGCATCAGTTTGGGCATAATCAAAGCAGAGTGCAGAATCATCTACGCAGTCAATATCGGGCATTGCGCACGTAAACTTGAGGTTGATGTCAGACTGAATAAAAAGAGATCGGTCGATTACAATGTTCTCCGAAGGCACCTGCACGTTAAATGTGATGTTGGACTCGGACACAGAGGTCGCCTGATAAGGCTGGTAAGTTGATTGCGCGGGGCACGACTTCACAGCAAAAGTGGCATCCTCACTAATCTGGAGGCGGGAATCCTCAATGAGCACGGTTTTGAGAGAGGACATTATGATATATATGTATATTATTATTTTATATTTGTTTCGCCTAATTAGATAATTATTAGTGTTTCTTCTCAAACATGATTTTAATCGAACACGATCCCCCAGAAGGCAACAAAAACGGAACAAATTCACCTTCTCTTGTTTTCCAGTAAATAGACAAGTCCAAGTTGGAAAGTGGTTCGGATCCCACCAACTCAATTCGCCTATACTCGGCGCTCGGCACATAAATGATATTTGGGCGATAATCATCCGCAACAAAGTCCGTAATTAGGTTGCTGGAAACAGAGTTGTTGCCCGAACCATACACTATATTTCCGTTTAAAAATATTGTTGGTTTGCTTTCAATGTTTTGAACAATTCCTAAAGTGTTTGACATTACTGCCAGCGACATAACCGGATTCCATGATGACACGGTGCTGTACTCCTGAAACACCTGAATAAGGCTTACGTCTGTGCCATCAAGAACTGCAGGGAAAACAGTGGAATCTCCTAAAACATCGACCTGTAGTTTAAAGTTCCGACCGTCGCCAGAGTTGTTAGATATCTCATAGGGAAACGAGTTGAACAAACCGCCTAATGCTGTGTTGAAGAAAATTTCGATTGGTCCTCCCTCTGCCGATGAACCGAACCCCTCCTTGTCACAGTTCATGACAGCGACCTTCGTTGCTGTGTCGAAGGAAACAAAGGGGCAAACATCGGTCGGCAGTGCGGTGAGCTCTTTTAAATTTGCAAACGCCTCCTTCAGGGTGTTGTTAACCAGAAAAATTACATGTGAATAGGAGTAAATGTCGTAGTATCCTGTACTGTTGTCCTGAAGTCCGCCTCGAGTCGCAGGCGACACTGCCACGTCAGCCGATTTGTCTTGTGGGATGAATGTCATGAAAGTTTTTACTTTAACACCGCCGTGCTGGAGCGTAATTGAGTAAATGGTTTGGTTTGGGTCATCCGAATCAGGCTTGATGGTGGGCCGGAAAATGGGGAGCGTGGTAGTGTCGAGCGTCCATCGCACAATCGACATAAAGTATTCGTCTGGCTTCAGCAGAAAAGGAGTGGACCTGGTCTGTGAAAATGTGGCACGCGGCGGCTTCGTTTCTTTATTTGTAAGGTTGCTAACAAGAACGTCGTAGTAAAGTCTTTCAGGAAGCGGAGAAGACATTCGTATATATGTTAAAGATATTTAATTTTAAATGTGAATTAATCATAATCAATTAGTTAAACAAAACACTGGCGTTATGCGACCCATCCAGAATTATCATCTGAACAGGTCATGGCAATCCAAAGATAGCCATTTGTTGTATTGCAGCATACGAATTCGCAAGTTGCGTAGCGTTTAAATGTACACGAGACAATAACATCGTTTGTACCACCAATACCAATGAACTTCATCATTCTGCCGCTGAGGTGAATATCTACATTAGCAGAGGCATTGTTAATAATAATAATTTTTTGACCTGCTCTATCAGCGCCAGGTTCTGGTAACTGCTGAGGATCTTGATCAGTGCCGGGGCCTTGGTAAACCCAATAATTGGTTTTCATTACTGCCACTCCGTAATCAGCACCGGTTTCTTCAGTGTTTACTTGGAAACAACTATTAGCTACGGTCGATTGAATTTGGGCTCCACCGCTAAAATTTTGTAACGAATTCCAGTTAGCTGTTACACCACCACTGAAGTTTTGAACGGCTGTCCATGTATTAGCCACGTCTAATCCCACGCCCCCGGATGCGATTATTTCCTGCGAGATGGCACTGTCAACGTACCCTTTGCTCACGAGCTGTTCGGGCTGAGTGGCACTTGCAGCATCGGGGCATGTAGGGATGTCGGTAAAGCTTACCGGTCCGCTGAGGGAAATTGACGGGGCGCTGATTATAAGTGCAGAGGACTTGTTAATGTCAAACTCGCCCATGTCGAGGTCGGCACCTGCTGTTCCGCCAACACCCATCACTTCTGCAAGCGAGGGCACAACCCCACCTCCACCGGAATCAAGTGCTCGCCACTCGATTCCCCCTGAGCCGTCGCTCGCAAGCACTTCGCTATCTTCCCCGACGGAGCCTTTAATTTTCATCGCCTTGATGCTTGTTACAAGACCTTCCTTCTGGTAAATGATGTTTTCTCCCTGCATTGGGCGACTTATTTCTCCGAAGAACGATCGAACAGACATCTTATACTATTACTTGAGATTTAATTTTAAATGTAAATATCTATATATAGTATAACCTATGTCCGCGAAAAAAGACAACCTCATGAACTTTTATAAATCCGAGCTTTCAGCGATGCTCTCGGACCTCGATTTTCAGCGCTACTTTCCCGATGTTGAACAGAAAATAATGAAATACAGCCAACTCGCCCAATATGCCTCAATCTCGGATTTGTTTCCAGGAAATCAGGACGATTACAAAATAATCTTGATTGAGAGTGAGAAAAACTCGGGGCATTGGGTCTCGCTAATGAAGGTCGGGAAAGAACTGACCTTTTTTGACAGCTACGGCATTTATCCGGACGATGAATTGAATTTTATCAGCAAAATGAAGAACCGCTTGCTCGGACAAGGGAGGCAGGAAATTCGGCGACTTATGAAGACTGGTGAGAAGATTAAATTCAAGTGCTTTTTCTCTAAAACTAAATACCAGAGTGATAACCAAAACGTCAATTCTTGCGGTCGGTGGGTTTGCTTGAGTGTTCATATGCTTTATCAGCAGAAATATTCGCTGCCCGAGATGAAGAAAATTATTGATGAAGTAAAGAAAACAACTGGGAAACCGTATGATATTATTGTTGTGGACTTTACAACATGAGGTATGCAATTGATGTGCTGTGTTGTGGCCGAGAAAAGGTCAGGGGACAAAAGTGGGGACTGGGGACAAAAGGGGACCGGGATTTCACAACTTTACTTTT